TTCCCATGATCCGTGAGCTGGCAGCCAGTCTTTGTGTGCCAGCGGTATTAACAGCGGTAGGTGTCCAGTCAGTTATATCCTCTTGAGAAGAGAATCTTAAAAACATATCATCTTGAGTTGTGGTATCTCCAATTGTAGTTTCAGTTCCAAATAAAACTAAGTGACGATCGGGAGTTGATACTAACATATCTCTGGAAGCTGTTGGTGCACCAGAAATAATTGTAGCTCTTGTTGTTGTTGCATTCGTTAAGTCTGAATCCCATTCAAAGACAGCTCCATTAAAAATTAAAGCTATGAGTGTAGATCCTAAGTTATCCAAAGACCATAATCCTGGTTCAGCAACTTTATCCGTAGTAGTTGCAGCCTGATTCCATGCTGAATAAGCACTGGTATTAGTAACCGTTGCTCCATCAGAGTGAGCCGCTCTTGTTGTTCCTCTAGCAGCTCTAGTAATTCCTGTGAGATCACTTCCTGAAACTCCTGTATAAGAAATTTCTTCTGTGTCGACTTTAATATAGTTTGTACCTGTTGTTGGAAATCCTGTAACTGAAGCTAGAGTAATACTGGTTCCTGATCCTCCGGTTCCATAAACATTATCTCCTAACGCTCCATTCAAAGTTGTAGTTTGAGGACTAGTTACGGTACCTCCGAACTGGGATATACCCCATCCATAAACTCCAACCTGTTCGGCAGGTCCTACGTGATAATATCTGTAATAAGTTATGCCTCCAGAAGTCGTGGCTCCTGTAGTATTACTTTCAACGGCCGCCATTGTAATAGTTAGAGTAGTGGCCGTTGGAACAGACGTTACCATAAATTTTTTATCTGCAAAATCTGCAGCTACAAAAGCAGAATTAGTAATTGTAGTAAATGTAGAAGAGTCACCGAACAATATTATATCGCCTGCTTGAAAATTAGGAGCAGAAGCAAATGTTAAAGTAACTTCTTTTGAGTTATAAGTAGTACTGAATGCATTAGTGATGGCAGTTCCTGATGGGTTTGTTAAAGGATGGATGTCATAATAAACTCCTCCAGAATATACATATAAAATTCTATTGGTTCCAATGACGGCATATTTAATACCTTCTTTATTAACCATTTGATGAAGAGCCCGAGCTGAACCCGTTAAAGATTTATCTCCTAACTGAGCCCAACCGCCCACTTTTTCAGGTGTGCCATATCTAAATCTAACATTCTCACCGCCTGTCCATTGTGCTTCAGCACCGGTCGGGGTAATTTGTTTATTGAATCCTGGTAAAAAACCTATCTTTTGTAGCATATATAATCCTTATGAAGAAGGCAGTAGGTATGGTGGATTACTGCCTTCATCATAAGATTTATATCATCGTTTAAACCAAGAAGGAAGACCTAAATGTGGGCGCTTGTCAAATATATTATCTTTAGCTCCCGGTGTCTT